TTACGATTCAGTCAGTTTAGATTCCGGCAAGACCCACGTATTAAGGGTCTGGTATCCATTTCGATTGTTTTGGCTTGGGATCCACTTCCCATAGTTCCGGAAAATCATCTCCACTCCTACGTGCCCCATTTGCGTTGCAACCCACCAAGGATTTTCACCCTTTGACAGCAGCATAGAAGCATAAGTATGACGCGTCTGGTAGGGGTTGCGGTAGCGCACGCCGACTTCTTTCAGTAGTGGCATCCATAGCGACTTACGGATCTGCGCATCATTGAGCCAGGGCTCGAACGTCTTTGGGTTCAGGAAAACCCGGCCGTTGTACTGCAGTCCCTTTTCGTAGAGGGCTAGCAGCGCCTCGCGGGAGGCGGGGAGCATCAAGACCGATCGAATGCTTGCCTTCGTCTTCGGTGTGTCGACCTGGCCCAGCAGCTGGCCGCGTCGCACATGGATCAGGCCGGCCTTGAAGTCGATATCGCGCCATTCGAGCGCGATCAGCTCATTGGTCCGCAGCCCGGTGTAGAAGGCAAACTGGATTAGGGCGCGCCCTTGGCCTTCCGTGCCCGTCAGGATTTTAAGGATCTCTTTCTCGTTGAACGGATCCACCACGTAATTGGTGCTGGCGGTGCTTCGGTTGACCAGTTTGTTGATGATGACCTGGTCTAGCGGGTTCTTCTCGATCAGTCCGTCGACGATGGCCTGCTCCAGCACATGCCGCAACGGAATTAGGACATTCTTGATCCGCTTCAGCGTGCAGGTCTGGGCACTGATCCACTCGCGGATGTCCGCCGGTGCCAAATCGCTGATGCGCTTCTTGCCGAAAGCCGGGCGTAGATGGGTCTCGACGGACTTCCGGTAGTCGGTCGCCGTCGACAGCTTCAGGGTCTTGTCTGCCTGCTCCAGGTAGGCGTCCAGTAACTCGCCAACCAGCTCTGCCGAGATCGCCTGGCCGAACAGTTTGGCGCGCTTGCTGTTCGGGAAGTACTTGCCGTAGTGGAAGGTGCCGCGGCTGATTGCGCTCTCGATCTCAGCCTTCAGGTTGCTCGCATACTTGATGTTGCCCTTGGTGGGCTCGATGTTCTTCAGCGTTTCCCGGCACTCCACCCCCTTGTACTGGAAGTGAAGCACCAGGCTTTGTTTGCCACTGGCGTAGCTGCGGATGCTTATGCCGCGCGGCGTTTCAATGGTTGGCTGGTTTCTGCCCATTTTTCCACTGCCTCCAGGTTGATCCATACGCGTCCATCGGCCGGGATACGCCAGTGCGTGCCTTCCAGCCACTTGCCACTGCGCTTCTTCGCGTCCACGGCGTCGGGCGTATCGCCTGACAGCTCGCAGTATTTTTCGAGCTTCACCCACTTCAACATGTCGAGTCCTTTCTTGTTCTGCGGCCATTGGCTGAGCGGTCAGCCGGTTTTCAGAGGACGGCGAACTCCGATTGTGTTGGTCGGAGGCGACCGCTCACCGATGGCCGCGGTGTCGCGGCCGGGTGCTAGTGGCCAATTAGGTCGATGCTGATCGCGCCGCCGTTCTCCTCGTGGCCGGGCGGCAGCAACTGGTAGCGGTCGGCCTGGCCGGCTCGCACCAGGGCGCGGCCGAACGGGCTGCTGACCTCCTCGACGGTGACAAGCAGCGCGGGCAGGGCGTCGATGGCGCCGCGCACCTCGATGACTACGCCTTCGTAGTGGCTGTACTCGGTGCTGGCAGCGAGGCCGACGTCGACCAGGGCTTCGACCAGGCGCTCGCCGCGCATGATGCTTGGCAGGCGCTGGTCGAGTTTGGCGATGCGGTCTTGCATGCGCCGGGTCTCCTGAACGGCAATGCGGGTGTACAGGTTCATCCCACAACCCTTTCCCAAAGTGCCCCCACAAACACCGCCGACGACGCCGCGGTGATGCACAGGCCGAAAATGATCATCGCCACGGTCATTGCTTTGCTAACCATGCTTTCCTCCAGGTTGGCCGGCTCACGCCCGGCCCAGGTTGAGAACCCCATGCGGGTCCGGGTTGACTCGTTGCATCCACTGCCGGCTGCTCGCCATGGCGGCGGCCAGCTGTTCCTTGATCGATAGCGAGCTGCCGTCCTCGGCCTTCCAGCGGTCGCCGCTGGCGCTCGGGCGCGGCCTGCTGGCGCGTTCCTGCTCCTCGCGTACCTTGGCCAGCAGGGCGATGCCGATGCCGTGCTGCAGCCCGGCAAACTGCTTGTGCAGCTCGCGGCCGCGTCGGCGCACGGTGGCGGCTTCCCGCTCAGCCTCTGCGTGCTCGCGCTCGGCGTTGACCCACTGGTCGCAGAACTGCATGAAGTCGGCCTCTTGAGCACGCTGGCGGTCTCGCGTCATCCGTCGCAGCACGGCACGCCGGCGGTGCTGCTCTTCGGTCAACTGCGCCGGCGGCATGAACTGGTCGTCTTGCGGCTGCACGGCGCGGATCAGCTCATCGGCTGCGATTTCCTCCAACCAGCGCAGCCGGTCTTCGTCGGTGGCCTGGGTGGCCACCGGGCCGATGTTCAAATTCGTAGAGTTATTGACACGAGTCCAAGCGGCCGCTTCGCGCCCTGGGAAAACCTTCCACTCGTGAATGCGGGTCATGGCGAGCTGACCCCCGTCGACTTCGACCACGCCAAACAGGCGTTTCTGCCCGGCTTCGCCGTAGCGGTTGACCGCCGGCTCGCTGTCCTTGGCCAGCTGCAGAGGCATGTCGCCGCGGCTCAGCTCCAGCCCACCCATCACCTCGACGAAGCGCGCCCAGTGGCCCACGTCTGCCGCCGCGGCCGCTTGCATTAGCACGCCCTCGGCGTCGCCGTAGTCGTAGCGGCGCAGCTCGCGCCATACGCCCACTGGCGGACCGCCCACTTGTTGGAACTGGCGGATTCCCCAGGTGGCCGCCCAGGCATCCACGCGACGCGCGGTCGACATGGCGTCGGTATCTTCGCCCTGGTGCAGCGCGGCGCCGTCGTCGCCATCAGCACGGCTGTTGCGGTCGGCCGTGGCCTCGTAGTCCTGGCCGATCGATGTGCCGTCGTTGCGCACACCGTCGATGTTCTTCGCGATGTACTTGGCGATGTAGCCGGCGGCCGAGCCCTTGTTCCAATCGATGGCCTTGAACCACACGCGCGGGCCGATCGCCTTCCAGATCCAGCGCGGCGGGTGGTTCCAGAAAGTGGCCTCGTCGCCGATCCGTTCGGCCAACTGCGCCACCGATTGGCGTGCACCGTTCAGCTTCAGCTTCAGCTCGTGCGCCTGCTGCTTCGCCGCCTTCTTGGTCAGCGCATAGCCCAGGTTCTCACCCAGCTCGGTACGGTCCTCGCGCACTGCATAGCGCGCCACCGTCAGGCGGAAGTCGCGTACCTGATCCGGTGCCATGAAGAACAGCCCGTGCATATGCGGCGTGCCGTCGTGGTGCGGCTCGGCCACGCGGAAGCCGAACACCTTGATGTTCTGGCGGGCCAACGACGCGGTGATGCGTGACCACACTTTGGCCAGGTAGTCGCGGGTCGTGCCCGGCGTGCTCCCGTCGTACTTCGGATTGCGCTGGCCGCTCTTGGCGCGGCGCGGGTGGTAGCGGCTAGGTGCGGTCAGCGTGATGAACTCGCCGGCCATGCCCAGGCTGACGGCGATGTACTCGAACCCGGCAATGCGGGTCATCAACTCGGCGCGGCGAATGGCCGGGTTGGCCATACCCTTGTCGGCCAGTTCGGCCAAGGTGAATTGCTGGCCCAGCTCATTGATGGCCACCATCGCGTCGAGCAGGCCACGGTTGCGGCGCTTCTGTTCGCCGCGGCGGTTCACCGCATCGTTGCTGCAATACAGGCCGTTTCGCTTGTGGACCAGCCCCAGGCTAATGGCCAGCGTTTCGGCCTGGCGCGCCTTCACGCGCCGGGCGTATCTGCGCCACCACAGGCTGCAGCCCACGCGGCGGGCGATGCCTTCCTCGCTGTCGCCGCTGGGCAGCGGCATGCCGTGCTCGTGGCAAAACGCCTCCAGAGCGTTCAGGTCCGCACCGTTGATGCGCAGCTGCTCGCCTTCCTGGGCGCGAGCCTTTGCAAAAGTCACCGTGGCCTCATCGCTGGCGCCTAGCTCCAACGCCTTGGCCGGGAAGCGCGCTACCAGTTCTCGCAGCCACTCGTTGGCCTCGCGCTCGCGGCCGTCATCCAGCACGCCGACGCGGTGCTCGGCGGCGCGCAGCGGGCGGTTGCGACGGCGCAACCACTCGCGGCGAACGGCATAGGCCAGGTGCGGCGGAAACTTGGCGAACTGGCCTTGTTCCCAGGTGCCGGGCAGGTGCGAGAACGGGGCGATCATGCTGCGCGACTCTCCAGCGCAACGCCCTCACGGCGCAGCTCGGACTGGACATCGGCCGGAGCGATGCCTTCGCCGCGTTGCAGCTTGCCGGCGGCGCTCTTGTGCTCGAACAGCACGCCTTCAAGGTCGTACTGCAGGCGGCCGGCGGCGAATAGTTGCAGCCCAGCTACCGGCAGGCGGTTGAGGGTGATCAGGCTGTTGATGCTCTGCTCGATCTGACCCAGCATCAGCAACGCTTCGCGCACCTGGCTGATGGCATCCAGTTGCTGAAGGTTCATCACCTTGCGCTGCAGTGCCTCCACCGTGGTCAGCGGGTTGGGCAGGTTGGCCGAACGGCCCGGCAACATGGTGTCGCGCGCTGCCTGGAAAGTCTCGTATGCACCCATGGCGTTCTCCCTTACAGCGTCGCGGTGAGTTGCTGAAGCATGACCAGCACCAACAGGAGCAGGCCGCACTTGATGGCGACCAACAGCCAGTCGCGCGGGGTGTCAGGCTCGGCCTGTTTCGGCTGGGCCGGGGTGTAGCACTGCTGACCGGCGCCTAGCGGCACTCGGTGAAATTGCCTAGACTGTGCGTTTTGCATAAATCACCTGTTTGGAGAATCCGAATGGCAATTGATTACGCTTACGAGTTTTGTCTTTCGCCCACTGCCCGTAAGGAGGTAGGCCCATCTTTCAAGCCGCTGATTGACCTTCCTGATGGCTATCCGGTGTTTCAGATGGGCGATCTGGTCGGCTGGAAAGAGGGGCTGCTTCGAGTTGCTTTCCGGCTGCACGACGTCGACGACCAAGGTCAGCCCATGTTTCGTGTACTTCTCTCGTCCATTGGCGAAGATCCACATAAGGCGGTACTGGCTTGGTTGAAAGCTGAGAACTGGTAAGCACTGTTTGTTTCAGCCACACCTCGATATTCAGGCCCGCTTTCAGGCGGGCTTTTTTGCGTCCCTTCTTCATCGCTGCTGCTCCTGTCGGTGGAATTTGGGCAAAGCCTCTCCCTGCGGGCCGGTTTAGCGGCTCGCCGGGGCAGGGTTCGCTGGGGTTGGGGTTTAGCCTGGTTAGTCGGCTAGTAGATCGAGCTGGCGCTCATCAGGTGGCGCGCCGGCCTTGCCGCGCGGGATGAACACCAGGGGGTTAGGTGTGGCGCTGGGGGAGAGCGTCCGCACCACTTCGGTCAGGGTGACGAAGGTATGGCCGCAGTACAGGTTGCTGCACTGGCAGAATGCCTCGCGCAGTTTCACGCTGAGCATGCGGCTGCTGCGGGTGTTGGCCACGCTGTCGCAGTGAGGGCAGGTGAAAGCCATGGTCACGCCTCCCGAGAGGTGAAGACTTTGAGGGTCAGCTCATGCATCTGCGTCACCTTGGTGCAGATGGCCACCCGGATTTTGTCGAGGCGGGCTTGCTCTTTGCGGTCGACCTCGCCGTCGCGGGTGGCCTCGCGCCACTCGCGGGCTAGCTTGCCCACCTCGTCGACCAATTCCATGTAGACCGTTTGGATGCACTCGTCGTCGATGGCGCCGACCTGCGGCAGCGGAATGAACACGCCGCCCGACTCGGTGGCCACGGCCTCGGCGAAGTGCGTGCCGCTGCTGAGCGACTGCATCAGCATCGCGTCGTCCACATGCATCCGCTGACTCTTACGCTCGTAGACGCGGTTTTCGAGCGCGTCCTTGGTCATGCCCATTGCGCCGGCCATCGCCGCCCAACCACCGGGCATCGCGCGGGTCATGTCCTGATAAGCAATTCTGAGTCGGTCCACCGGGAAATCCTTGTTCGTGTGGTTTTGACGTTCGTAGCAACCGGCTACAGTGAATTACGCCGCTTGTGCGGCTGCCTCGGCCGCTAGGCCCAGGCGGTAATACTTGGCGACGATGGCGCTTTCGCTCAGGTTCATCTTCTGCATCAGCTCGCCAAGGCGCTTACGCTCATCTGGAGTAAGCGACACGGTGACGCGGCGCTTATCAACACCGCGAGCCGCGTAGCTGCGAGGGACTGCTGCTTTCGTAGTAGTCATGTCGGCTCCTGTGGTACGTTTGTGTGTATATGTGCTGCACTGATGCAAATATACCTATCAAAGTAGGTATTTGCAAATAAAAGACCTACATAAATGACAATTCACGATCGCCTCTTCGAAGAAAGGCGCCGGCTCGGCCTTAGCCAAAGCGAAATGGCCACGTCAGCAGGCGTTGGGTTTAGCACCTACCAGACCTATGAAAAATCTGACCGCTTCCCCAATGCAGAAACACTCGAAAAGCTTTATCTGGCAGGGGTAGATGTCCTCTATGTCGTGACTGGCGTTCGCAACAACACGACTTTGTCGAATCGCGAGCTAGTGCTTCTGGAAGAGTTCAAACGTCTCGATGAGCGGATGCAGAAGGCAACCATCTCTCTTGTGCAGACTTACAACAGCGAGGTGTAACCAATGACCGCGATTGCCCACCGGCTGGTGCAGGAACGCATCCGGCTGAACATCAGCCAGATGGAAATGAGCCGCCTGGGCGGCGTGGCGCTGTCGGCCTATCACTCGTTTGAGAAGGGCACCCGGTTGCCGAGTGGCGACTTCATCGAGCAAGCCCAGGCCGCCGGGGTGGACGGGCACTATATCGTGACCGGCCAGCGCGACACCGCGACGCTGTCGGCCGACGAAACCCGCCTGCTTGAGCTGTTCAGCCGCGCCGACGAGCGCATGCAGCAAGTGGCGATGCAACTACTACAGAGTTATTCCGCATGACGGCCTGACCGCCCGATTGCACCAAGAGCGCCGGCCCGAAAGGGTGCGGCGCGTTTTGTTATGAATTGGTGTTATGACTATGTATTTTGTTATTTTTAATCCAAATTGGAGATTATTGTGAGTAGGTCATTTGTTACTGGAATTGAAATTAAAAATGTCAGGAATATTAACGGTTTCAATGTTGATTTTGGTGGGGGAGGAATAAGGCATCTCATCTTTACCGGAAGAAATGGGTGCGGGAAAACATCTGTACTCTTAGAGTTGAATAAATACTTTAAAAAATCATTTGAAGGTTCTTTGCAGTATCGAGATCAATATATTTCATCGCTTAAATCTATTAATGAGAGTTTGGCAGATGCTAATCTTCCTGACTCTGATCGATTGCCATTGATTTCCAGCAAAAAGAATTTAGAACATGAATTAAATATGTATGGCGGAGTTGAGATCATATTTAATGATAAGTATCTTGCAACAAAAAAAATAACCGAGAAGAACTATCTATTCTCCTTTTTCGGCGCAAAAAGACACTCGGATAATGTTTCGCCAAAAAGAATTGAAAAGATAAATATTGAAGACCGTCTAAATATTGGCGATAGCCCGGGCAGCATTTTTCTTCAGTATATTGTTAATATGAAGGCAGAGAAGTCTTTCGCTAATGATGACGGTGAGATGGACGTTGTCATCAAGATTGATAAGTGGTTCTCCGATTTCGAGAATAGTCTTGCTGACGTTTTTGAACAGCCAGGGCTTAAACTATTGTTCAATAGAAAAGATTACAGTTTTGATATTTTACTTGAGGACGGAAGACGATTTGATTTGACAGAGTTATCGGACGGCTATTCTGCCGTCCTAAGCATTCTATCGGAATTAATCGTCAGAATGGATGGGCGAGGTGCAACAGGCTACGATTTAGAAGGGGTAGTAATAATTGACGAAATTGAAACGCACCTGCATGTTGAACTACAAAGGAAAATCCTTCCGTTCCTGATTGGATTTTTCCCTAATGTGCAGTTCATTGTATCAACGCATTCGCCTTTTGTTCTTTCTTCGGTGGAAGATGCTGTAATCTGCGATCTTGAAAAAAGAACCGTAATTGAGGATTTGAGTGGGTACTCCTATAGTGCATTGATTGAAAGTTACTTCAACTCAAGCGAGTATTCAAAGGCTGTTCAAGAAAAAATAGAAAGATTTGAGAGCCTTCTCAATGCCGAGAATGATGATGAGAGGCTAGAGTTCCTAGAGTTGAAAGGATACTTTATGTCGCTGCCAAAATATTTCTCCCCTGGATTAGATATTAAAGTTAAGCAGATTTTAATTAAAGCTTCTCAGAAATCGATAAGTTAAAGGGGCGGTATGCTGTACTTTGAGAAATCAGGAGTAGAACCTGCAAGCTTGGCCGTAGAAAGAGAAAAGCCTTCTGGTAAATATAATCTCGCCGATGTCCTGGAGCAACTTAAGAGAGACTTTAAGAATAAATGTTATATTTGCGAATTGAAAAATCCAACCTCAATTAATGTAGAGCACTTCGTTCCGCATAAGGATGCTGATGTAAATTTAAAATTTGGTTGGAGCAATTTATTCTATGCGTGTTATCACTGCAACAATCTTAAATCGGACAAGTTTATTGATCTGTTAAATTGCACGACAGATGAAGGTATTGAGGGTAAATTAAGATACGAAGTTCAAGTTATGCCTCATGGAAAGGTAAAGGTTGATGTAGTTGATGCTTCTCGTGAGGCAGAAAATACAAGAGAATTAGTGTTGGCTGCCTATAACGGTACAACAAGCTTGAAAAAACTTGAAGGTGCAAATATTAGGGAGGTTTTAATACAAGATGTAAGGCAGTTTACAAATTTGCTGTTTGATTTTTATGCTGCAGATGACAATGATTTAAATGATGAAGACAAGGCAGCGCTTAAATTGGGTATTCAAAGACACATATCCAAGTCGGCAGGATTTGCAAGCTTTAAACGTTTGGTTATTCGTGAGAATGAATTATTTATGAGTGATTTTGGTGAGTTTCTTTGATTTTTTTTGTGGCGCTTATTCTTAATAAAAACTTTAACGGAGTTTAGGAGTTCAATGGGTGAGCAGTGGTGGATGTAATCTTAAATAAAAACTGTCTCCAAGCCTGACGATTGGGATAAGGTATCCTCGAATTCAGTATTCGCTGCTGGTTCGAGTGAAGTGGTCAAGCACTTATGGAGCAGGATCTTAGATCTATTGATGTTCAATCCGGGGGGATGGTGTGAAACAAAACGATGCTTTTAAAGCACTACTCGAGTTGTGGCTTGTTCGTCCTGTTGAGGCCAGACGGAGCCGTGACATTGATCTCTTTACGATGGAGGTGAGCCGTAGCCACCCCCATCTCTTTGAGTTCCGAAGCGCGGGGAGAAAAGAGAACGCGCTCAAGGCGTTTCTACTTAAGCACACTCACAGTGATTGAAGCGCGGCTTTGCTGATCTCGTAGGGATCGAGCAGGCGCAGACAGTCGGTGATACGAAGTGGCTGCGCCTGTTCTTGCAATACTGCGTCTAGGCTGGCATTGAACCGTGCCAGTGTCTCGGCGGGCATCTCCTCCATCCTCTCCAGTACCTTGACCGCGGCATTGGCGCTGCTGCTGTAGTTGGGCAGTGGGAAGTCCGCTCTCATTACTAGCTCTTCTGGAAACCCGAACACCTTGATGGCGACCTGTTCGTCCAGCTCTTCCAGATAGGGGGCTACGTCTCTTTCTCGCATTTCAGTCTTCCTTTTCTTGCAGGTTTTCCAGCCGCATTTCCAGCTGGGAGAGCGTGCGGTCGATGAAGGGCTTGAAGCCTGGCAGGGTGATGGGCATTTCGGGCATGTGGTCCAGGCGTCTTATGAGGCGCGTTTGGTTTCGCCCGTTGGTTGCTTACGCTGTTCGCATGGTAGTGCGTGCCACTTACCAAAGGCGTGCAAGTTCGTTGTTTTGACGCGTGGGACACCAAGCTCTGTCGATCGGCTGTACAAGCCTGCTCTCAAGGTTCATCTCCATACGCCACCATTCATCCATACAGCAGCGAATGGCCATCAAAGTCTAGAGTCCGGCGCTGCCGACCCTGCGTGGTGGCTGCGCGCGTGCACTTACCTGGAGAAGGTGCTGTGCTTTAGCCGAACGGGAAAGACGGAGGAGCGGCTCGACGAGGCGATCCACCAGTCGTTCGAACGAGGTGATCTTGTCTTGCTGGCCGGGTGGGACAACTGGTCTGGTAACTATCTGCTCACTGAGTCCGACGAAGGGGATAAGGTGCTTCACCATCTGTTCTGCGAGGTAGTTTCGAACGATGCCTCCCAACCCTGTTAGGCGGTGGGGGGAAAGAGTACATATCACGGTCTGACTGTCAGATTGCACCCAGAGCGCCGCTTCCCGAAAGGGCACCGGCGCACTTTCACGCCCAGCAACCTACATGCGTTTGTCGTACAATTGGTTGTTTGGCGATGCTGATGTGTCGGCACGACCAACCAGATCAGAAGACAGAAGAGGGAAGCATGGCATTCAACTTCAAGACCGCCTCGAAAGAAGAGCTCAAGGCCGAGTACGACCGGATCGCGAAGGAAATTGGCGACGATCAATTTTTCACGAAGAAGGAGCTGAACCATCTGCCTGAGGTGCTGGCCGAGGGTGAGCAGGTGCTCGCCTTCAGCTCCGGTCTGATGGATAGCAATACCTGGCTGATCGCCCTGACAGACAGCCGCATCATCTTCTTGGATAAAGGCCTGATCTTTGGCCTGAAGCAGACGGCAATCGAGCTCGACAAGGTAAACGCCGTCTCCGGCAAGACTGGGCTGTTTTTTGGCAAGATCCTGATTGAGGATGGTGCTTCGCAACGCACGATCGACAACGTACTGAAGAAGTCGGTAATCCCATTCGTCAACAAGGTGCGTGATGCGATCAACGCGCGGAAGCAGCACCGCCCACAGCATGCAGTCGCAGCGGCCGCACCGTCCGACGACCCGGCCGCACGCCTGGAGAAGCTGAGTGCGATGCTGGCGAAGGGACTGATCTCTGACATCGAGTTCGCCGAGCAGAAGTCCCGTATCCTGAGCTCGATCTGACAGGGCCAGGAATTAGGCGGTCACGGTTCAAACAGGCTTGGCTCAGGGGACCTCAGATAGCCGAAAGCGCGAGAACGCACTAGGCAAGACAGGCTAGACAGACGCCGTCCGTCGCCCCCTAGACCGTTGAATTTTGTCAACAATGGCCACACGTGTAGAATGCAACTAAATTTTAGTTGCGCGCAACGGCCTTCTTGATACCATTGGCATGTCAAAAGTAGATAAAGCACTGAGCCGGTTGTGTAGCAACCCAAGGCCGAAGGACTTCACTTGGGACGAACTCGTCCTCGTGATGACCAACCACGGGTTCGTGTTGCACACAGGCTCTGGCGGCTCCGGGCGGAAGTTTATCCACCCTAAAAGCGAGCACCCATTACAACTACATGAGCCACACCCAGATTCCATACTGAAAGCGTATGCAATCAAGGCCGCAATTAAAGCATTAAGAGAGTCAGGAGAGTTGAACGATGAGTGACCTACTAGAGTACAAAGGCTTCTTTGGCTCGGTTGGGTACAGCGCCGAGGATGAATGCCTTGTCGGAGAAGTTTTGTTTATTGACGGTACTATTGTTTATGCCGGCGATAGCGCCAGTGAAATAAAGCAGATGTTTGAAGAAGCCGTTGATGGTTATCTTGAAATGTGCGCTGAAAGAGAAATTGAAGCGCAGAAGCCATTCAAAGGTTCATTCAATGTTCGCGTTGATCCAGCGGTTCATAAGCAGGCTGCAATCGAGGCAAAGCGTGCTGGCGTTTCATTAAACGCATTTGTCGGCGAGGCGATTCTTGAGAAATTAAACCCTCGCCAATTGCATCATCATACCCATATTCATGAAGCAGAAACTCTTGCTCCAGATGTTAGCAGCTTCTTCGAGTCTGTAATGCGGAAGCCTGATGCTGTACGTGAGGTCCGCACGGAGGAAACCACTCTATGTCACTAGCAAGACTATACGAGATTAGAGTTGATAGCCTTCAGCTTGAAAGCTTTATGAACCAAGGCGATGGCCATATTGGTTCCAAAATCCAATACTCTGCAAATACTGGACTTGTTTTTAGTGCTGGAGGGAAAGATGAATCCAAGTATATATTGGGCCGGGCCCCAACTGTAGTTGAGGCCCGAGACGATGATAACCAGCTGCTAGACCTGAAATGCACTTTCCTTGCACGCTTTGATTTTGATGACAATAGCGTGTCAGTCGCGGAGCTGGAGTCGTTTGTCAGAGATAAAGATTATTGCGATAAGTTGACTTTACAGCTCATCCCAATTCTTAATGAAAAGATCGCTGATCTAGTGAAGCTTTCCGGTCTTGATATGGAGTCACCTCTGAACGCCATTACATTCAGAGCTAAATTTTGAGTAGATATTACACTACCCGCGCTTAAACAAGATGGCCCCGCATTTGCGGGGCCATCTTGTTTAAGGCGATTCTTCAAGTTGATCTAGGCGCATTTCCAGCCGCAACTGGTTGGTGTAGCCACCGCTGTCGAGGGTGTGCTCGACACTGGCCAGCAGCCAGAGCGTGCGGTCGATGATGGGCTTGAAACCGGACACGGTGACGGGCACTTCTGGCATCAGGTCCGGGCGGCCCATGGCCAGGGTGAGGCTGAGTTCGGCCAGGCCGCGCTGCATGCGTTCCCAGGTTGCGCGAGCTGCACGGGTGGCGGTGGCTTTGCTGGCGTAGACGTGGCGCAGCACTTTGACGTTGTCGGCGGCTGCCTCGATGGGGGGCTGATTGACGGCGGCCAGCTTGGTGCGCTTGCTGTCCTTTCCCTTCTTGGTCTTGCCGTGCACGCGCTTGAACTCGGACTTGGCGTCGACGGTGACTTCGCCTTTCTTGGCGCCGGCGGTGTCCTGCCAGAAGGTTTTGACGGCGGTGTAGTTTTGGCGCTCGGCGATGCTGAAGGTGTGACGGTCGCCCTCGCTGCGGGCGATGTGCACCGGCTCGATGGGCTGGCCGCTGGCGGTCTGCCCCATGCCGGCCTTGAAGAACAGCAGGCGTTTCGACTTCACCGTCGACACGGCGTCGTGCTGTTCGGCCAACCGGGTGAGCAGGTTCGCGTCGCTTTCGCTGGTTTGGTCGAGGTGATCGACCAACAGCTTTTTGAACTCCTCGCCGACGACGTGGAGCAGGTTGTTCTGGGTGGCGATGGTGGCGACAATTTCGCCGATGGTCTTGCGGTGGAACGATCGCTCGCGCTTGGCGGTGAGCCCCTGGCGCAGGTCGGCACTGCGCCCGCGCAGGGCGAGGGTGTCCGGCGCGCCGCTGTGCTCGACCTCGTCGACGGTGAATTCGCCTTTGTCGACCAGTTGTTGGCCTTCCCAGCCGATCAGCACTTGTAGACGGGCATTGCGCGGCGGAATGTCGAGCAGGCCGTCGCTGTCGTCGAGCTGGATTTCCACCTGATCGGCCTCGAACGCGCGATTGTCGGTGATGTGCAGGCTCATGAGCCGGTCGCGGAATCGGCTGGTGATGTCCTGGCCGTTGAGCAGGATCTGATAGGCCGGGGTGCGATCCTGTTCGGCCAACGGGTTGTCGAAGCCGGGAATCGACGGGGCGTTGAGTGCCTGGAAGGTCATAGCAGCAGCCCCTTGATGATGCTGGCGAGGTCGCCCAGCTTGGCGGTGTTTTCCTCGCGCTTGAGCTGCAGGGTAAATTCGTAGCGGCGGGCGGCGCCGTCGCTGAAGAAAACCGACTTGGTGATGTCCAGTGACTCGATCACGAACAGCCCGAGCATGGCGCCGGTGCCCTCGATGAGCGGCCAGGACCGCCCCTGGTTGGCCATGGTCTCGATGGTTTCCAGCGACAGGCGGCCTCCGGTGATTTCCGGCAGCAGTACGCCCGACAAGGTGATGGTTTCGTCGTCGACGCCCAGGAACTGGCTGGCCGGCCTGGCGCCGACGCGGCTGTTACTAGGGTGGCGCCACGCGACGCGGCGTTTGAATTCCTGATAGGGCAGGGTGTTGATGCTGAAGACGAACAGGCCCAGCGTCATCATGGCCATGGGGTGATGTCCTAGTCGTTGTCGGTGAGTTTGCTGCGGCCGCGCGCAGCCTTCTGGCGCTCGCGCTTGTCCAGCTCGGCGACGACCAGGCGGGCGAGCTGCTTCTCGTCCATGCCCGGCGTCGGGTAGATGTTGATGGTGTATTGCCCGGCCGATGCCGGCGCCGCCGCGGCTGGGGCACGGGCGGCGACGGGCGGGCGGGTGTCGATGGGCACGGACTCGGCCGGTGCCGTACCGGACAGCACCAGCCCGGCAAGCGCGGCGCTGGCCTGCTTGGCCATGCCCCGCACCACGTCGAGCGGGCCGCTTGATGGCGCTGTGATGGTTGGCGCCGGCAGGGTGATGCCCGATGCCGAGGCGATGAGCCCTTTGGCCATGCCGGCAATGGTGGCCAGCGGGCCTCCCTGGTTGTTGGCCAGCCCCTGATCCAGTCCGGCCATGGTCCAGCCGCCCAGCTGGGCGAACACGCGGGACGGGGAGTGGATGCCGAGTTTTTCCTTGAACCAGTTGATGGTGCTTTCGCCGGCGCCCTGGATGGTGCTCTTGACCAGGGCGAGGCCATTGGTGATGCCGCCGACCAGCCCCTGCATGATGTTGAGGCCGAACTGGGTGAAGCGGCTGGGCAGGCTGGCCATAAACGCCATGATGCTGTCCCAGTGGCGATAGATGATCCCCATCAGCGACCAGTTCATGAACACGGAAACAACGAACTGAGCGGTGGCGGCGGCCATGCTCTTGATCCATTCCCAACCGGTGGCGAAGGCTTGCTTGATCTGGTCGACAAGCCCCCAGAATTTCGGGCCGATGACTTCCCAGTTGCTCCACAGGTAATAGGCCAGGGCTGCGATGGCGGTGATGATGAGGCCGATGCCGGTGCCGAGCAGTAGGCGCGACAACAGCCACATGGTTCTGCCGACGACACCGGCGGTCATGGTGATGATACGGATGAGGCCCATGCCAAAGCGGCCAACGAAGCCGAGCACCGAGGAGAGGGCGCCCCGTAGTGTGCTGAACTTGCTGCCGATCCAGGTGGCGGCGTTGCCGATGCGGGTGAACAGGACACTCAGGCGGCTGACCTTGCTGCCGGCTTCGGTCGCGTTGGCGCCGATGCCCAGGATGCGGATGCCCAGCAGCGCGAAGCCGTAGCGAGTGATGACCAGTGGCCCGAGCATGGCGGCGAGCGCGAGCGTAATGGCGCCCATGGCCGTGACGACAACGGCCGCGACCGCGCCCCACTTCATCAGCGAGGCGGTGAGCGCCGGGTTGGCCTCCATCCAGGCTTCCGCCTTGTCGAGCAGCGAGCCGACGGTATCCATGATCTGGATCAGTTCGCCGCGCAGCTTCGCGCCGGCAGTGGAGTCGGCTGCGAATATGCGGTTTGTGAACATCTGCCAGCGGGCGGACAGAGTTTCGAGCCGGGCCGAGAATTCCCGCTCCATGGAGCCCTTGGCCGCGTCGCCATTGGCCAATTTGAGCTGGCGCTTCAGTTCCTCAGGTTTGTCGACCAGCTTGGCCAAGGTGTCGGAGTGTTCCATGCCGACCAGCTCGACCATGACACCGATGCGTTTATCCTTGGGCAGCTTCTGGATGTGCTCGATGATGTTGAACATCGTGCCCATCGCATCCTTGGCCATGCCCTTCTGCACGGCCCCGGCCGACAGGCCGATTTCCTTGAGCGAAGTCTTGAACTTGTTGGTGCCTTTTTCGGCGGCGGCGAACTTCTGCACCATGGCATTGATGGCGGTGGCTGCGGTTTCCGGCCGCTCGCCCAGGGTGAGCAGGGTGGAGGCCAGCGCGGCGGCGGCCTTGTCTGTCATCTTGACGGTGGAGACGACGCCCGAGATGCGGTTGAGCACGTCGATGATGTCGCCGCCCTTGCTGATGGCGTTGTCGTCCAGGTAGTTGATGGTGTCGGCAAGGGCGCGGATCTGGGTGACCGGGATTTTGAAGTTCTTGGCGACCTTACCCATGCTCTCGGCGATCTCGTCCGGCACAGCGTCGAAGGCGGTGGCCATCATGGCGACGGTGCGGGTGAACTCGATGAGCTCGCCGCGCGGCACTTCCATGCGCGCGCCGGCGGTGACCATTTCGGCGATCTGGTTGGTGGGAATGGGCAGCTCGCGGCCGAGCTGTTTCACCTGGCGGGCCATGTCGTGATAGACGCTGGTGAGCTTGCCGGAGCTGTCGCGAGCGCCGTCGACCTGGCGAGCGATGCCGAGCATGGCGTCTTCGAACGTCACGTAGTCCCGCACCGACTTGGCGATTGGGGCACCGATGGCGGCACCGGTGGCCGTCATGGCGACGCCGGCCCCGGCCATCTGACCGCGCATGGCGTTCTGCTTGTCGTAGCCGGCACGCGCGGCGTGCAGGCGCTGCTGGCGCTTGTTTAGGCTGTCGAGCTTTGCTTGCTGCTTTTCCAGCGCCGCGGTGGCAGCGGTGACGCTGGCTTTGAGTTCCTGCTCGCGGGCGGCCAGTTGGTGGGTTTGCACGCCAGCTTTGGTCAGTTGCTCCCGGGTGTTGCGGATGCGTTCGGCCAAGGTGGCGCGCTTCTGGCTGTTCTCTTCGATGCGCCGTGTTTCGAGCTGGATGGCGTCCTTGGCACGCCGCATGGTGTTGACGTTGCGGGTGTGCTGCTTCTGAAGTTCTTCGAGCTCGTACTTCTGCTTGGCGATGGCGGAGGTGTAGTTGCCGGCCAGCTTGGGGAATTTAATAAGGGCTTCGTTGAGGTCGTCGTACCTGCGCTGAGCGACCTTGAGCTTGGCGGCGACGGCGGTCTGCTCATTCTTGGTCAAGCCGAGTTGGCGGCGGTGGTCGTCGAGCTTCTTGTTCGAGGCGGCAAGGGCGTCGCTCGATGCCTTGGACTGCTCGCGCAGCTGCTTCATGCGATCGATAGCGCCTTGCTGTTTTTCCAGACCCTTGAGGGCGTCTTTGCTTTCACGCACGACGCGCGTGAGTTCTTTGCTGCCGCCCATGATGGACTTGAGCGGCCCCGTCACCCGATCTACTGCACTCAGTAGTACTTCCAGTTTCAGGCTTCGCGTGCCGCTCATTCGTCATCTACTCCACTGCGTTGTCTGGCGCGTTCGCGCCATTCCATGAGTTCGGTGAGGGTGAAGGCGTCCATCGTTTCGGGTGGCCAGTGGAACACCACGGCGATGTCCGCCATGGGGTCTTCTACTCGGCGGGGAAGGCTGCCGCTTGTTCCTGCTTCGGCAGCAAAAAACCTACGACCGCGGTGCCCAGTTGCAGCAGATCGGCCGGATCCATGCCCTGGATGTCTTGCTCGGTGAGCTTGGGCTCGGTGAGGCGTGGCAGCGCGGTGGTGAGGGCGGCGACTTCCATGCGCAGCAGGTCGGTGAGGGCGATGCCGCGCAGGGCGCCGGACTTGGGTTTGCTGACAACGATCGACTCAATGAGGATTTCGCCGCGCTTGATCGGGCTGTCGAGGGTGATGGTTTCTTGCATGATGGTTTCTTGCATGGTGGTTTCCTAGCTTGGTGAGGTGACGGCCAACCGCCAAGGCTGGCCGAATGGGGTTAGGCCAGGCCGATGGCGCGGCGGTGTTCGGCCAGGCGATCGATGCCGCCGAATTTCTCGACCATGCCAAGCACGTCGATTTCGACCAGCTCTTCTCCGTTGACGGTGAGCCGGTAGTAAACGAGCGAGGCTTTGACCTTGAATTCGGTGTCGTCGCCGGCTTTGGCGCCGCCCGGGTCGACCTCGGCGTAGCGGCCACGCATGACGACCTCGGCGGCGACGATTTCACCGGTGTCGTCATCCTGATAGGAGCCGGCAAAGCGCATCAGGGTGCCGCCGGCCTTGGCCGATCCGAAGCTGCGGTACACATCCAGCATCAGGCCGCCGAAGGTGAGTTCGGCTTCGAGCTTTTCGAGGCCAAGGTCGACGTCGACTTCGGCGCCCATGCCACCGCCGCGATAGGCCTCCATCTTGCGAGCCAGCTTCGGCAGACTGATTTCCTTCACCTCACCGCGCCAGTCGTTGCCTTCGCCGTATACGTTGAAATGCTTGAGCTTGCGGGGCATGCCCATGGGGTTGTCCTTTCAGTGCTGGCCGGCGGTGCGCCGGCCGGTGATCAGCGGGCGACGGCCTTGGCGAAGTCGACGAGGTAGCTATCGGTGATTTGCTGGATGAAGCCGAGGTCTTCGAGCGGGGGCACGGGGGTGTAGTCGTAGCTGATGCGTAGCTTGCCGGCCTTGATGCTCTCTTTCGGGTTCAGCTCTTCGTCGAGCCAGGCACTGGCGCCGAGTAGATAGCCGCCGCGTACCAGTTCGGCCAACTTGGCACGGACGCCTTCGAGGATGTCGCGGGCGCCGGAGGGGTTGTTCAATCCGTCGACCGCCCACAGGTGGCCCAGCGCGATGGAGTCGGCCAGCACCTGGGCGGTGCGGGTGTAGGACTCGAATGCGAACTGCGGGTCATCGGTGCAGGTGCGCGAGCCCCAGAAGCGATAGCCGTTTTCGTGCACCAGGGTAGTGACGTCCCGGCTGTTGAGGTAATCGGCGTCAGTGCCCGTTTCCTGCGGGTCGAAGTAGGCATCGTGGCTGATGCCGGTGACGCCGTTGACCGGCACGTTGGACAGGGTCTTGTGCCAGCCGACGTCGTTATCAATCTTGGCGCGCAGGCCCAGTGCTCGAGCGGTGGTGTAGGCATTTTTCTCGGCGTTGGCGGTGGTATCCCAGCTGATGAAATCGGGGAAGATGACCATGGCTTCGCGGGCGCCGAAGTTCTCGCGGTAGGCGACAGCTTCTTCCTTGCTGGTGGCGCCGAACGCGGACAGGTAGGCGAAGCCGCGCAGCTTCTGCGCCATGGCAATCAGCTCAGTGGCCACTGGCAGGCTGTCGAGTCCTGGTACACCCAAGATGCGAGGCTTGACCTTGAGGCGTGTCGGTGCGGCGAGTAGCGCCTTCATGCCGGTAAAGCGACCGCTGGCATCTGCGCCACCGATGATGTTGCTGATAGTCTGTTCCGGCGTGGCCCCTTCGGCGACGCGCACGATAACGGTGGCCGGACTGGCCTGGTCGCCGATGGCATCGAGCGAGCGGGCGAGGGTGCCTTTGTCGCCGGCCTTGCCGGCCGCACTTTGCACGTTGGTGACGAGCACCGGCGTATTGAGCGGGAACGCGGCGGCGTCGGCATCGTCAGCGGTGCACACCATGCCGATTACGGCGGTGTCGACGGTGCGGATCGGCCGGGTGCCGTCGCTGACCTCCTGCACGCGCACGCCGTGGTGGTACTGGTCTAGAGCCATGCCCTGATCTCCGGGTGATTAGAATGCAGAGCAGAGCATGACGCGGCGCGCGAGCTGGCGCCGCTCGTGCTTGTTGTGCGGGTTGGCGCCACAACCTCGCAGGCACTATCACGGAGTAAACAGCCCGAGCCTTGCCTATGGACACCCCCTCTACCGTCCTCCCCATCGATGTCCTGGGGGCGGTAGACGAAGCCGATATGCGGTTGGTGTGTGACGCTGTCGTGAGCAAGGCCGGAGAAATGTTTACCGGTGCGTTTCAGGGGGAGAGGGAGGTGGTGGCGCGTGAGTGCCTGGCGCTGCTGCAGCAGATGACCCAACAGGAGGCGCGGCGACAGGCCGCACTAGCGCGTCTGACCGAACGCGAGCGTGATGTTGCCAGCCTGCTGGAATGCGGGCTGACCAATGCCGGCATTGCGGCAGCGCTGGGAGTGACAGTGCGGACAGTTCGGGCGCATGTAGCGGCGATGCTGGACAAGCTGGGGTGCTCGACGCGCACGGCGCTGTTGGTGGTGATACTGGGTCGGGATATTGGCTTTTCGGCCAATATTGCTGAATGACGTAACGATGGAAAATACGCTTACGTCATCAACAAAAATCACTAGATCATGAAAACCAGATCAGATGCTACCCGATTGAACCCCCTCATTGGCCATTGCCCGGCCGACACCCTGGAAAATTTGTGCACCTGCCTGACGGGCATGGGCTCTGCCTTGGCCAGCTTCCACGAAGACCCGACGCTGAAGTTTTTTATGTCGTCTGTGTCGTCTGCACTGCAGTTCGAGGTCACACAGTTGGCGCCGTCGGCGCCGTAGCGCAAGGTTGGCCGAACGAAACAAGCCCCGCGAGTGCGGGGCTTTTTCTATTGGTGGGCGGTCAGTGCCAGGGCTGGGCGAGGATGGCGTCGATTTGCTCGACGGTGTCGGTGGCGTCGATGGCGGTTTTGCGCTCGCGCGCTGTGGCGTGCAGGGCGGCGGCGTAGCTGGCCAAGGCGACCGGCATGCCGAGCAGGCCGTCAGCGTCGAGCAGCACCAGGCTGTTGTCGGCGGCGGCCCATTCTATTTCGAGTGGCTGGGCGCCGGCCTTGGCCGACTGCGCAGCGAGCGCGGCCGAGGTGATGCGCTGGACGCTGCGCGGGTCGCTGTCGAACACCTTGCCGCGATATGGGAAGCCGGCGGCTTCCAGCCTGTCGCGTTCGGCGGTGATGGCCAACGAGGCGGCAGCCTTGTCGTCCCGCAGCTGGGCGGCGGCATCGAGCAGCCACTCGCCGGCCTGCCAGTGGTGATAGCTGGACGGGCGCGGCTGTTCGGTGGCGCCGATGTCGGCTGGCACCTGTCCGATGCTGGTGATGTTAAGCGGTGCGCCGTCGGCGATGGCAAACAGCGGCACGCCGCGCCAGTCCGGGCGGACGGACCACTCGCCGGCATGGAACACGGCGGCCTCATGCACGACGGCGGCCGGCGGCTCCACGTCGGTGGCGTGCGCCGGGATGAGCCAGACGTCCTGTTCGGCCGGCGACGGGTCGGCCTGGCCAGCGCCGAGAAGCTCGCCCGTTGCCGGGTGGTAGTGGTAGATGATCGGAAGCATGGCGAGTCCTTAGAGTTTGATGCAGGCGAGCAGGGCGATGTTACGGGGGCGGTTTTCTGCGGCGGTGCGCGCCACGATGGCGTTGTCGTAGTTGACAGTAAAAGTGGTGCTTTGCGTACCGGACGAGACATTGCTGACGACACCAGTCGCCACAAGGGAGAAGGCGCCGGCTGCGCTGCTCTGCGCCACAAACGGGATATAACCAACAGTACCTTGGACACGCTGTTGCGCATCGGACTGAAAGCTACCGATGCCACGGCCACTATCTACCCCACGCCCATCATCCCAACCCCGCATGAACTCGCCGCGCAGGTCTGGCAGGTTGAAGGTAGTTGAGCCGTCACCGGCCCCATAAGTAGTGCCGATAGCGGCGAACAAGGCAGGGTAGGCGGTACGGCTGACGGCTGCGCCGTTGGCCTTTATCCAGCCTGCCGGGGCGGCGCTTTGCGCAAAGAATGCGACCTGACCCGTGCCGACCGCCTGCTGCACAAAGGCGGTGGTGGCCAACTGGGTGGTGTTGGTCCCGGCGATGGCGGTCGGCGCAGTAGGGGTAACGGAAAGCTGCAAGCCCGATGTATTGAACCGCGCAACCTCGACACCGTTGCACGTCACGCCAAACACCCCATCAGAAATGTGCCAAAACCCGGTGTCGGGGGCGCCATCGTTGGCAAAGGTGATGCCAGGGGCCGTCTGCGTCCCTTCCGGCACTGTGACGCGTCCGGTAAAAGTCGGGCTGGCCAGCGGTGCCTTGGCCGCCAGTGCATTGGTCATGGTGACGGCAAAGCTCGGGTCGTTGCCCAGCGCGTCGGCCAACTCTTTGAGCGTGTCGAGCGCGGCCGGCGACGAAGCGACCAAGGCGGCGATGGCGGCTTGCACAAACGCAGTGTTGGCCAGCTGGGTGTTGTTGGTGCCGACGGCGGCGGTCGGCGCGGTCGGTGTGCCGGTGAGAACCGGTGACGTCAGGTCCAGTTCAGTCAGCAATCTGGAACCAGCGTTGCTCGTTTTATCTGCAATGCTGACGTAGACCCCCTTGTTTGTTCCGCCCGCATCGAAGATACGAAATCTGTCACCAAGAAGGTCAACCGTCAGGTCACCCGTCAAGGGTGTACCACTTACCGGCTTTTCCAGGCGAAACTCGCCGCCTTCGGCGCCGCCGCTAGCTGCAAACAGCGTGCTGTTGGCAACCTTGCTGAACGTGGCTGTGCCACTAAACGACGGCGACGCCAGCGGCGCGCGGGTAATGTCTGTCGGGTGGACGTGGTTCTCGCGCGCCAGTTTGGTCGAGGCGCCGACCGCCGCCGTGCCATCCATCAACGGCGCTGCGGTGGCGAGGTCGCCGGCGATCTCCTGCTGCACGAAAGCGGTGGTTGCCAGCTGGGTTGTGCTCGCGCCGGCAGCCGCAGTCGGCGCGGTCGGGTTTCCTGTCAGGACCGGCGATGCCAGCGGTGCCTTGGCCGCCAGCGCGTTGGTCATGGTAGTAGCGAAGTTCGGGTCGTTTCCGAGCGCTGTCGCCAGTTCTTGCAACGTATCAAGCGCAGCCGGCGAGGATGCGACCAGGGCGGCAATGGCGGCTTGCACGAACGCGGTATTCGCTAGCTGGGTGGTGTTGGTACTGACGGCGGCAGTCGGTGCTGTCGGGGTGCCGGTGAGCGCCGGACTGGCCGGCAGGTCGGCAGACTGCAACGCGCGGCCGGATACGACCCGGCCCTTGGCATCGGTGGTAACGACTGGGTAGGTGCCGGCAGTACCGACACTGGCCAAGGTCAGCGCGGCGGTGACGTTGGCCGAACCGTCGAGGGTGACGCTCCAGTTCGCGTCGCCGCTGATACTGATGGATCGGGCGGTTTTCCACTTCGCGGCGGTGCCGATGTTGAGCGCGCCACTGACCGCGTCGTCGATCTGCTTTTTCAGGAATGCGGTGCGGTTGGCGAGCTGCTGGGCCTGGCGGTTGGCGATGCCGGTGGGGCCGCCTTCAACCGGGTCGGTTTTCTCGATCTGGTAGACCCCGTCTTCCCAGCTGGCGAGTTCGGTGATGTTGGCCACGTTAGGCGACTCCATGGGTGTATGCCGCGTTGTAACGGGCGGCGGCGTTGTAGATGAGCAGGGCTTCGCTGAAGTCGAGCCCCCAGAGCTGGCAGCGCACGGGGGCGACGTCGTCGAGAATCTGGCGGGCCAGTGCGGCCTGCTTGTTATCGAGCAGCTTGGAGAGCCGGACGCGGTAGACGGCCCAGCCGGTATTGAGGTCGTTGTAGTTGGGGAAGCCGTCGTAACGAACCGCGCCGTCATAGCGGCGGCCGTGGCGCCCCTCGTCGATCTTCACCTCTCCAAGTCCCAAATCACGGAACACCTGGCGCACGGCGCTGACGGTGCCCTTGTGCTTGTGCACCTCGATGGCGGACTTGATCAGCGCGCGCTGCTGGGCCTCGGTGGTCGCGGCGTCGAACCGGTCGACTGCCAGTTCCCAGGCGAGCCACGGCAGGCACTGCGGCGGGCAGCGGTCGGGGTCTTTGAGTGTGCGCAACACGCTCGGGTCGACGTCGATCGCCATGGCGCTGGCCATCGCGCGCTCGAACCGGGTGCGCCCCGGTGGCAACAGGTCTTTGGTCATGGCTTCTGCAGGTCGATGGCGATGCACTGCGGGAACTCGCCCATGCCGCACACGACGTCTGCGGCTGGACTGGGGATGGTGACGCGACGCACCCCACTGACATGCAGCGCCGAGTCGATGGCCGAGCGAGCGATCAGCCCCCGGTCTCCCAGGCGGCGGCGAGCAGTAATCATTTTGGCGAGGCGCAGTGTGGCGGCATCGAGGCCACCGCTAATCTGCTCGCCGCCGGTCTCGAACTCGATGATGGCGCTGATGGCGAACAGCTTCGGCGTGGCGGCGAGCACCTGGACTGTGTCGCAGAGCGGGCGCACGTCTTCGGCCGACAGGGCGGCGTTGACGGTGGCGAGTAGCGCCGCGTCCGGTACGCCGAGGCCGCGCCGATCCAGCACGAACACGCCGACGGTGCCCGGCGCGAGGCGCTCGACCTGCACGGCGTCGACGTCAGCCGAGGCGGTGAGCGCGTGGTATTCGTAGGCGGCGCGCGGCCCTGCGACGGACAGGCTTTCCAGCTTGAGCAGCATGCGATAGCGCAGCCGGTCGTTGCTTTCCCATACCGCATCAATCGGCGGCATGGCATCGAGGTCGGCCGGCGTGACCAGCAGGCGCCGCACGTTGTAGTTGGCGGCGACCGCGTCGAGGTCGGCATCTTGGGCAAAGGCCAGGTAGTTGGCCTGGGCGGCTTCGTTGATGCGCGTCCGGATAATCAGCTCGCGGTAGCTGTTTTCGCGCAGTAGTTTGGTGGCCGGCTCGGATTCCAGTTCGAGCGTGCGGCGCACGGGTTCCTGTTGCTCGGCCGGAAACTGCCCGATGACGGCCGCTTTGCGTGCGGCGAGCAGGCTGTCGACGCTGACGGTTTCGACAACGTCTGGCGGCGGCAGGTCGGTGAGGTCGATGGGCAAGCTCATGCGATGGTCCTTCTGGTCAGCGGTACATCGACGGCGAACGCCTGCCCCGCCTGCGGCCCATCCTTGCGGGCGAGCACGGTTTCAAGCTGCCAGGAGGTGCCCGGCTGTTCGGCCTGTTCGTTGAGCGTGAGGTCAACACTGACCGGTGTTAGCCGCGGCTCCCACTGGAGCAGCGCCATCACGCTGGCCGCCATGATTTGCAGGCGCAGGGCTGGCGTCATCGGCTGATCGATCAGCGCGCGGTTGTACGAACCGTACTGACGCAGGGTGACGAGGCTGCCGATGGGGGTGAGCAGAATGTCGGCCACCGATTGGCGCTCGTGTTCGTCGCCGGTGAGGGCGCGGCCGGTGGCGGCGTTCATGCCGAGGTACTGGGTCGTTTGATTGGCGCTCCGGTGGTGCCGCCGCTGTCACCCGGGTGGCGGTGCTGGTCGAGCACCACACCGTTGGACGACAGCGAGCCGCCACGGTGGACGACGTCCCCCTCGATGACGGCACTCGGCCCGCCCTTGCCACCTTTGCCGCTCATGCCTGACTGGTAGGCCAGTGGCCCCTGCGCGGTGGTACTGCCGACGATGGTCAGATTGCCGCCGACGGTGAGGTTGCCGGTGGTTTCGGTTTCCGGGCAGTCGACGGTGACCTTCTCGCTGGCCTGCACGCTAGCGGTTTTGATGCCGGTGACGGTGAGTGTGCTGGTGGCGTGGTTGTAGGTGACGCGGGCGCCGTCCGGGTAGTCGATGACGTCTTCGTCCGGGTTGTCGCTCGGCGATGGAATTAGGTCGGACGGCAGACCCACTAGCACGATGCCGGCGGCGGTGTCGCCGCTGGGGCTGAATACGATGCATTGCTCGCCCTTGGTGGGCGGGCTCCAGCGGCGGACGCGGCCGGCGCGCAGGCAGAAGCACGTCAGCCAGTCGGTGGTGAGCTGGCCTGATTGAACGCGCGCGCGCAGCGGCTTCATCTGCATGTCGGCGATGGTGCCGAGGCGGATGAGCGATTCAAGGCGGCGGGCGAGGTCGGGGGATTGGTCCATGGCGACAGCGTGCCGCGCCATGGCGAGGTGGTCATGCGGTGGCTGTTGTGCCGGTTGGCGGCACAACCCAGTCAGCGTGCGAGGTGTGCGATTACCACGTCGCCGACCATCTGCTCGTCCTGCTCGGTGTAGCCCAGCACCTCGCGGCGGGTGTACTGCACTTCCGGCCCACCTGGGCGGACCCGGTCGCGCAGGCCGTACTGGTGCACGCGGGCGATGCGCTCGACGCGACCAGCGAAGCCGACCACGGCGGCGCTGTCGGTGACGGTGGTACGCAGAAACTTGGTGGTGCACAGCTTGGCAAACATCTTGCCCCGGCGCAGCTTGCCAACCTTCTGGCGCAGGCGCGGCGCGTAAGCGCTGCCGTCCGGGTTCTGCTGGGCGGCGATGCGCTTTTTCTGGCTGTCACCCAGGCGACGGGCGATGTCGCGGGCGAGCTGACGGCGCGCGGCCGGAGTCAGGTTGTGCAGCAGGCCGTCAGCCCACTGGTGCAAGCGCTTCAGGTCGTCGGCCATACCTGTTTCCCGTTCTCGATGACAACGAGTTCCCAGTCCTGGCCGGCATAGGGGTCGAGTGGTGGCTCGCCGAAGTGGGTGGCGATCCAGCGGCCGGGGTTGGCTGGGTCGGCCTGGACGCCTACGCGCTCGGTGAGCTGTAGGGTGATCTCGATGTCGACCTCGGTGTGACTGATGATGTCGACCTGAAAATGCAGCCCTTCCTCTTGCAGCTTGTCATTGAGCAGCAGCTCGGGTTGATGCTCGCGAAGCCATTCCATCAGCGTGATGAACAGCACGTCCGGGTGGTCGCTGTACTGGATGATCAACACCTTGAGCTGGTAGCGGTATTCGAACGATCGCGAGGCGGTGCCGGTGGCGACAGGGCGGCCGCGCTCGATGTACATCTTGAGCTTGTCCGGGTTGTCGCGCAGATCGGGCAACGCCGCCTCGATGGCGGCGCGTAGGTGGGCGGGCTTGTTCATCGTTCGGCCAACGTCTGGCAGGCGATGCAGCGGGTGCAGCCAGCCACGGCGCGGCGGCGGGCCTCGGGGATGTCGTCGCCGCAGTCCTCGCAGTGGTGCAGGCTGGCGCCGACGCTGCGGCCGGCGGCGTGGCGTGCGAGCGCTTCGGCGCGCTGGCGCTGCTCCAGCTCTTGGGCGCGATCGTAGATGTCGGTCATAGGGCTTGGCTCGCGGTTCGTTGCTGGCAATGGTGGAGGGTGTCGACCTTGGCGGCGCAGGCCTCCAGCGCTTGGCGGTTATCGATCAGGCTTTGCGCCAGCGTCCGGTTGGTTGTCGGCCTGGTTGTCGGCAAGCGGCAGCTCGGTGGCGCTGGGCAGGCTTGGACGATCCTCGGCAACGGGGCCGGTGCCGGCTTGGTCGGTGTAGTCGAGCAGGCTGGCAACAGCAGCGGGCAGGCTAGTGTCGCCCCAAGACCGAGCAGCTTCATCTTCATGGGTGGTGGCTTCCAGTTGCACGGCCCTGGCCGTGGCGTTGCGGGATATGTCGTCCAGGCGCTGCTGCAGCTGGTCTCGGTCTGAGATCAATCCGGCGCTGAGCTTCAGGACGTCGTTGAGGGTGGCTGTGGTCTGCTGCAGTTGCTCGGCCGACCACTCACGCTGTTGCTCGGCGGCTTCGGCCTGATAGTTGGCTTCGGCCAACTGCCGCTTGTAGTCGCTGAATGTCCAGCCGATGCAGGCCGATGCAGCCCACAGCAGCACGGTGGGGAGGTTGTTCCAGAGCAAGGAGAGGAAGCGCCTCATGCGGCCATCCTCGCGAAGCGCGCATCGGCGCGTTCTAGCTTCACATCGTAGAAGTTTTCCTTGTAGCGCGGCCCGTTGTAGAGGCGCGCGAACGTGGCCCAGCGGCCTTCGCGTAGCGCGCGCAGCATCATCGGGTTGGCCAGCAGGAAGCGCACGAAGGCGTCGAGGTGCTGACCCTCGTCTTGACCCATGCGTTCGGCGAACTCGTCGACGCTGGCATAGCCGAGTTTGTCCCAGTGGTAGCCCATGATCTGGAAACGGCCCCAGCTGGCCGATTCCAGCGCGGCGGTGCGATTGATGGTGCAGGCGCTGTTGAGGCGAGCCCATTCGGCCGTGCCGCCAGCGTAGCCGCCGCGCTGCTGGTTGATCAGTGCCGGATAGCGGGCGGCCAGTACCTTGACGTCCTGGCCGGCGGCGGCGAGCTGCCGGTAGAACACATGGCGCTCGAACAGCACCGCCGGCCGACCGTTGGCCAGGAAGCCGTGCCCAGTGGTCTCTACCTCGCAGACGGCCCGGATGCGCGAGGCGGGCAGGTTGAGCTGCTTGGCGGCGGCGCGAATGTCTAGTTCGGTCAACGAGCGCGCATTGCGCTGACCGGCGCGCAGGGCGTCGATGGTGTGCTTGCCGACCTTGCCGTCGATGAAGAGCCCGGCCTTCTTCTGGTAGGCGGCGACCGCCTTGGCGGTGGCCTGGCCGAAGTCGCCGTCATCCTTGAGCTTGAAGCCGGCCGCCGTCAGCAGCCGCTGAAGCTCGGCGACGTCCTGCCCCTTGCTGCCGATTGTCAGAACCATCGGGTTTTCCTCAACAGGTGGGTGAACGGGTGATCGGGGTCTTGCTCGCGGCCCCGGAACAGCTCGACGACATTGCCGCGCACCGCGAGCAAGGCGGCGCACAGTACGGCGAGCAGCACCAGGCGGAACGGGTCGGCCGGCGGCAGTTGGCCGAACATCAGCAAGATGGCCGCGATGCCGGCGGCGACTGCGATCAGGTAGGCGAGTAGGGCGGCATAGGGGCGGTGATCAGCACCGCGTCGCTGGAACAGCACGACGCGGCCGACGATGGCACCCAGCAGCGACAGCTCGAACAGGGTCGGCAGGGCGATCATTTGCGCTCCCCCTTGAGCCGATCCAGCCAGCCGCCGCCATCACGGCCGGCGCGCTCGATCAGCAGCAACAGCAGGTTTACGGCTACGGCGGCGGCGATCAGGGCGCCAACCTCGACCTCGACACGGATCACGCCGCCAGTAACGGCGGTCAAGGTGTCGGCAGCCAGCCGCCGGCCGACCAAGCCAGCGATGAACGAGGCGCAGCCGTAGCCGAGTTTTTTCCAGAGGTTCAGCTCGCTACTGGCGAGCACGAAGACGACCGCGCCGGCAAAGGCGGCTGCGACGACGCCGGCCTGCGGCCCGGACAGGATGGACAGCAGCGTCACGGCGCCGACGGCGCCGGCGGCGGCACTGCTGGTAACAGGTTCAGCCATGGTTCAGTCCCACAGTTTGACCATCCGCGCGGGCGGCGGGGTCGGGGTTAGGTCGGGCAGGTCGACGGGGGTGCCGTGCGGCAAGATGGCGCCGAAGTCGGCGAGCCCTGGGTTGGCGGCGAGCACCGCTTCGGTGACGCCGGCGGTACGGCCGTAGTGGCGCCAGCACAGCGCGTCGACGGTGTCGCCCTGGTGAGCGATGACGCGCATCAGATCAGCTCGACGGTGGTCCGGCGCACTCCGAGGATGTCGCGCACCGCCCAGGCCGCATCGCGTCGAAGGTCGTCGATGGGGGATTCGAGCAGGTCGGCTCGCTTGTGCCCCTCGGCCGTCGCATCCATATCGCGGTAGCGTTCGACCAAGCTCGCCTTGGTGGTGCAGTACACGGCGCGCAGGTAACGGGCCACCAGCTCGCTGGCGCCGTCGATCTGCTCGGCCGGCACGGTGTCGAGCGTGGTGTAGCCAGTGGTCTGCTGCGTTTGGCGCCAATCGCGCAACTCGCGGTTGGTCGCTGCAATGGCCTCGACGATGGCGTGATGCAGTCGTGGAGCGGTGACGGTCTCGTCGATCCGCATGGCGGCGCGCACGTCGGACGGCTTGATGTCAGGGAAAAACCCGCTGTTGCTGACGACCGGTTCCGGTGAGGTCTGCGCGTTCGAGGTGCTGGGATAGATCATGGGTGCGGCTCCGGTTGGGGGCGGTGGAGGGGGCTTTGATCAGCCAGGCTGTCGCCGCCCCCTGCCGCCCTGGTGCGCGGGGTACGCTCGGTGTCAGCTACCGCCCGATTGGCCGGCGCTGTCGTTCTTGATGGTCTTCTGAATCCGCTCGATGTCCTTCACCACGCCGACCTTGTCGTGCAACTGTTTGGCGCGGGTGAGTTGAGCGAGCGCGGCCGATGGGTTGATTGCTTCGAGCAAGAGGCCGAGTTCCTTGTAGAGCTTGGCGCGGACCTCGTCGGGCATGTCCTGGTCGTCGGTGAGGTCGATCGCGCGTTGCAGCTGCTCCAGATCGAAGCCAGCCTTGCCGTCCCGGGCGCGTTTGGCGGCGTCCGCCAGTTCCTCGGCAATGACGGTCGGTGCGGTACGCGCGAAGCGATCCGGCATGGTGAGCTTGTGGCGGATGGCGTAGTCGGCGATGTCGAGTGCGCTGGCATACTCGCCGGCATCGATGCGCCACAGCATCACGACCATCAGCACGTCATCCTTGCCGCCATTGCCGGCGGCGAGCACGCCATCGACCCAGGGGGCGTAGTCAGGCAGCAACTTGCGCTTGATGTCGGCGCGGGTCTCCATGGACTGGATGCCCTTGAGGCGGCGGTTGTCCTCGGCGAGTTTGAGCAGCATCAGGTCGTATTCGGTGCAGCCCATCGGCCGCCCCGGTGCCGCCGAGGCGGCGGCCTCGGCGGCTTTGACCCGCTGGAAGTGGGCGCGGGCGGGACTGACCATTACGCGGCTTCCTCGACCAACTCGATGTTCTCCACCAGGCATCCGGCCTCGTAGACCTCGACGACGTAGTCCTCGTTGCTGGACTGATAGTCGGCGATCCAGTTGTAATCCGGCTCGTCGCGCAGATGGCGGCGACGGGCACCGGTCTGGTAGTAGATCGACAAGTTGGACAGCGGGGTGATCAGCATGGTGTTGGCCGGGAAGTACGGCACGCGCACCGCCGGCAGGTTGCCGATGGTTTTCTGCGACACGATGATGTCAGTGGCGAGTTCTTCGCTGGATGGCTGATCTTTGTTGATCTTCGGGAAGTACTTTTCGCTGAGCAGGTCGCGACCGACGATGACAACCAGATCGGTACTTTCGGCGAACACCTCGTGAATCAGGCCGTTGACGGCGTCGAACACCAGGGCGTCGAGGTTCTTGTAGCCCTTGGCCGTCGGCACGTTCTTGCCGATCAGTACTTTGTCGGAGTCTTTTTCGACCTCGTGCATGACACGGGCAGGCGCTTCTTCGCGGTACTTCTGCAGCCAACCCTTGTTCACGTCCTGCAGCAGCGGATTGGCATCGCGATCGGTGTCCTCGGCGATGCTGATGCCATTCCAGCCGATCATGATGCGGTCCAGCGCCTGCTGGGTGGCGATGGCGTTGGTCAGGCGGCTCTGGAAGTCGGGGAACTTGGCCCACTGATCGAGCTGAACGTAGGGGATGGCCGTGTCGAAGTCAGTCTTCTGGCATTTGTAGCCGCCCTTGCTGAAGTCGGCCAGGCTACGCGGCCAGCGCTTCTTGTTCGGGCCGGTCTTGGTGCGGCCGGCCGAGGTGCCGAGTACGCCAAGGCCGACTTTCTCACCTTCCTTCTCGTCGACCGGGACCATGTTGATCTTCTGCAGGAAGGCGCTCGACAGCTGGATGCGGTCTTCCAGCTTCTGTTGCACGGACGGCTCGACGGTAAAGGTGTGAACGGCCGAGTCCACACCGTTGAGTTTTGCCACCTGGGTGGCGAACGCGTTGAAACGCGGGCGGGTCGTGTTTTTCATGGATGGGCAGTCTCTTGGTGATGGCGGGTTAGCAGTCGGTTACGGTCTCGCCGGTGCTACCGCCCGGCGTGCGATCGCGCGGCTGACGCTGCGGCTCTTGGCTGAGCGTCTGCACCAGTTCGTCGTGGGCGGCGCTGAGCTGGTCGACCTTGTCCTGCAAGGGCTTGAGGCTGGGGGCTTGGGGTAGGGCGGCGAACTGTTCGAGCAGTTGCTTCTGGGTGTCGGCGATGACCTCGATCGCGCCTCGCAGCTCGGCGGTGTCGGCGGCGGTGGCTTTGCTCGCCGAGCTGAACATGGTTTTGATCTTGTCGCTGAAGCCTTCCAGCAGCGACTGGCCCTTGTTCTCCTCTTCCAATTCGAGGGAGAACTCGACGGCCTCCGAGAAAAGGTTCGCCGGGTCGGTCTTGCGCTTGGCGAGCGGGCTGGACTTGGCCGTGGCACTGAACTGCAGCATTTCGGTGCCGAGGCTGGCCGGATCGTCGGTGACGGCCAAGCCGATGAGATATGCCTCGCCGCTGCCGGCGAAGTCGGGATTGATCTCGCAGGACGTGTAGACCTTCTGGCGGTCTTTGGTGGTCATCTTGACCAGCTCATCGGTGGGGTCGATGACCGCGAACAGCGCCAACTTGCCGTCTTCGACCTTTTCGGCCGTCAGGCTGAGCACGTCACCATAGCGGCGGAACGGGCCATCGGGGTTGATGCCCTTGATGTGCTCCAAGTTGATGCGGGCGCCAAACTTCTGCGGGTCGTAGCTCTTGGCCATCTGCTCGATCCACATGCGTTCGATGACACGGCCGTCGGTGGTAGCGCCTTCAGTGGCGATGCGGAATTTCTTGGACTTGCCAGCCATTTCGGATCCTTTTTCGGGGTTGCCTGGGGCGACTCGGGGTGCAATGTCGCCCATGCTGAAACCCTGATAGGGCGCGGTCGAGCGCTGGCTGTTGTGCCGGTTTCTGGCACAAACCCGGCCGCGAGGCGTGACGAGAGTGGCGCGGCAGACTGGCGGACATGACTGCAGCCACCCTCTCTATATCGCCCGACCTAGATCCGCGACGCGCTGCGCGCGCCCTGTACTGGCAGGGCCTGCGTATCGCCCGCATCGCCGAGCAACTGGGCGTCAAAGCCACGACCATTCACAGCTGGAAGCGACGCGACGGCTGGGATGAGTCCGACCACGCCGAGCGCATCGCCACCACGCTGGAATCGAGGCTGATCCAGTTGATCCAGATGCCCAACAAGGGCAACTCCGAGTACAAGGAAATCGATGCGCTTGGCCGACAGGTCGAGCGCATGGCACGGGTCGGCAAGTATCAGCAGACCGGCCGCGAGGTGGATCTGAATCCGGCGATCGCCAACCGGAATGCCGCACCGAAGCGCCAGCCCGAGAAGAACGCGATCAGCGAGGAGCAGCAGCGCAAGCTGGAGGAGGCGTTCCTCGACCGGATGTTTGGCTACCAGAAGTCGTGGTTCCGGGCTGGCTTGGTCGAACGGATCCGTAACATCCTGAAGTCGCGCCAGATCGGCGCGACCTACTATTTCGCCCACGAAGCATTCATCGACGCGCTGAAGACCGGGCGCAATCAGATTTTCCTGTCTGCATCGAAGGCGCAGGCGTTCCAGTTCCGCAGCTACATCGTCGACTTCGCCAAGGAGGTGGCCGACGTCGAGCTGAAAGGCGAGGTGATCAAGCTGCCGAATGCGGCGGAGCTGATGTTCATCGGCACCAACAGCCGCACCGCACAGGGGCGGCACGGCAACCTGTACGTGGACGAGTATTTCTGGATTCCGCGCTACCGTGAGCTGCGCAAGCTGGCCAGTGGCATGGCGTCTCAGAAGCAATACCGGATGACGTACTTCTCGACCCCGTCCGCGATGAGCCATGAGGCTTACCCGGTCTGGACCGGGGAGGCGTTCAACAAGGGGCGGCCGAAAGCCGAACACATCCGGTTGGACGTGAGCCACGAGGCGCTGTCCGCCGGCCTGCATTGTCCGGATGGCCAGTGGCGCCAGATCGTGACGATCCTGGACGCGCTTGCCGGCGGCTGCGACCTGTTCGACCTGGATCAGCTGCGCCTGGAGTACATCCCCGAGGAGTTCGCGCAGCTGTTCCTATGCCAGTTCATCGATGACGGTGACTCGGTGTTCGGCTTCTCGCTGATGCAGAGCGCGATGGTCGACAGCTGGGAGGTGTGGGAGGACTGGAAGCCGTTCACGGCACGGCCGTTTGGCAACCGACCGGTGTGGCTGGGCTACGATCCGTCGAACGGTGGCGACAAGGCGGCGCTGGTGGTGCTGGCGCCGCCGACCGTACCTGGTGGCCGGTTCCGCATCCTGGAGCGGATCCAGTTTCACGGCTCCGACTACGAGGGCCAGGCCAAGGTAATCCTCGATACCTGCGCCCGCTTCAACGTGACCTACATCGGCATGGACGTGACCGGCCTTGGCTCGGCGGTCAATCAGCTGGTGCAGCGTGTGCGCCCTGACACGGTGCCGTTCACCTACAACGTCGAGCTGAAAACCAAGATGGTGCTGAAGGCGCTGAACGTGCTGCACCACGGCCGCTTGGAGTACGACGCTGGCCACACCGACATCGCCGCGTCGTTCATGGCGATCAAGAAGACCCTGACGCCGAGCGGGCGCCAGGTGACGTATCAGGCGGGCCGATCGGAGGAGGTCAGCCACGCCGACATTGCATGGGCAACCATGCATGCCCTCTACAACGAACCGCTGGAGGGGGCGAATGCGGCCAACTCCGGCTTCATGGAGATTTACTGATGGCCGAGCTTCACCAACCTGACCACCTGATGATGCTGGATCCGTCCCCGATGATGGCTAAGGATGCCGGCGCTGGCTTCGAGGCTTTCACCTTTGGCGATCCGATGCCGGTGCTCGATCGACGCGAAATCATGGACTACTTGGAGTGCCAGAACGCCGGCCGCTGGTATGAGCCGCCGATCAGCTGGGAGGGGCTGGCGCGTAGCTGGCGGGCGTCGGTGCATCACAACAGCGCGATCGCGGTGAAACGCAACGTACTGACCCGGACGTTCCAGCCGCATCCGCTGTTGAGCCGATCGGCGTTCCAGCAGATGGCTCAGGATTTCTTGGTGTTCGGCAACATGTACGTGGAGGCACCACGCAACCGGCTGCGCGGTCGCCTACCGCTGGCACCGGCCCTGGCCAAGTTTGTCCGCCGCGGTACGGACCTAGCGCGTTACTGGTGGGTGCCCAGCTGGAATCAGGCCAGCGAACTGGGCGAGCTGTTCCACCTAATGGAGCACGACATCAACCAAGAGGTGTACGGCCTGCCGGAGTACCTGGCCGCGCTGAATAGTGCGTGGCTGAATGAGTCGGCGACGCTGTTCCGCCGCAAGTACTACCTGAACGGCAGCCACGCGGGGTTCATTCTGTACCTGACCGATCCGGCGCAGAGCCCGGAGGATGTCGACGCGATGCGCTCGGCGCTGAAGAACAGCAAGGGCCCGGGCAACTTCCGTAACCTGTTCTTGTACGCACCGAACGGCAAGAAAGACGGGATCCAGATCATTCCGATCAGTGAGGTGGCCGCGCGTGACGAGTTCTTCAACATCAAGAACGTGACGCGCGACGACGTGCTGGCCGCGCACCGAGTACCGGCGCAGCTGATGGGGGTGATCCCTAACAACACGGGCGGGTTTGGTGATGCCGAGAAGGCGGCCCGGGTGTTCTACGAGAACGAGATCGCACCGCTGCAGGCCCGGTTCCAGGAACTGAACGACTGGTTGGGTGAGGAGGTGGTGACGTTCGGGCCGTACTCGTTGGCCGAACAGTCAGTGCCGTGA